TGGAATTACCATCATCCCTTTTTTTATAACTAAATAATATGAAAACATATCAAGTAATTACTCCAGCATCTACTTATCCAGTTTCTTTAACTGAGGCTAAATCTCATTTAAAAGTTGATACAACTGCTGATGATACTTATATTACATCTATTATAAAAGCTGCAACACAATTAAGTGAAGAGTACACAAATAGATTTTTTATTGATACTGTAATAGAACAAACTTGTAGTGATTTTGCACAGCTACAAACTTTATTTAAAAGTAAAGTAAGTGCTGTTGCTCATGTTAAATATTATGATAGTGATAATTCATTACAAACATTAAGTGCTACAATATATGATACTCAGTTAAAATATGAGCCATCACAAATTCAATTAGCTGATGATAAAAGTTTTCCAGAAATAACAAAAAGAAATGATGCTGTTGTTGCAAGATACACAGTTGGTTATGGAAGTGCTGCAAGTGATGTCCCAGAGATAATTAAACAAGCTATTCTTTTAACTATTGGCAATTTTTATCAAAACAGAAATAGTGTTGTAATAGGTAGAATTGCAACTGAATTACCAATGAATGTTAAATGGTTATTAGATACATATAAAGTCCAGATAGTAGGATGACAATAGGAGAACTTGACAGAAGAGTAATAATTGAAACACTTGATGTGCCATCAGCAAATAGCTATGGTGAACTAACAAGATCATATTCTGCTTTTAGAACAGTTTGGGCTGCAATAGAATGGAAGGGTGGAAGTGAAGGAACAGATCAAAGTGAAAAAATAACTGGAATGACAAAGCTCCATGTTTATATTAGAAATTTAGATATGGGTAATTTAACTTTACAATCAAGATTAACTTATGATAGTAAATATTACTTTCCAAAGGTTATTAATCAAATTGATGGAAGAGATGCATTTTTAGAAATAATTTGTGAAAATAAAGATTAATGGCTAAGTCAAATATAACAGTTTTAGGAACAAAAGAATTAAATGATTTGTTTATGCAATTACCTAAACAAGTTAAGAAAAATTCTATTTGGCAAAAGTTTTGGAGAAAAAATAGTAAGCCTTTTATTGATGCTGCAAAATCAAATCTAAATGGTTTGACTGGACAACAGAATCAAAAGGATAAAAAAAGAACTGAACAATTAAAAAGAAGTATTGGTTATTTTACAACAAGAGCAAGTAAAAAATATTTAGGTGGATTTGTTGGTCCAAGAGTAAAAGGTAGATTTAAAAGTAAAGACAAGAGTGGGTATTATGGAGCTTGGATTGAATATGGTAGTGAGGTTAAATTTGGTGGAAGAGGATTTGGAACTGATCAGCCTTTTATAAAACCAGCTTGGCAAAGTAATTATTTAAAAGCAACACAAAACAGCATGAATGATGCTGAGTTTGTTATGGCTAAAGCAATTAAAAGCCATGAAAGAAAGTTGCAGAAATATGGTAAATTTGGATATTAAATGGAAATAGGAAAAGCAATATATAATATTTTATCAACTAATAGTGATGTTAGCACATTGGTAGGAACAAGAATATTTCCAAATGTTGCTCCTCAGACTACTACATTTCCTTTTATTATTTATGATGTTAATGGAGTTCAGCCAAATGATACAAAAGATGGAGCATCAACATTAGATACAAATGATGTGATGATTTCTTGTTATAGTGAAACATATTCACAAGCTTCTGATTTAGCTCAGAAGATTAGAGTTGCAATGGATAGAATTAATGAGGGAACATATGGAGGGGAACAAATACAATCAAGTCAATTTCAAAGCTATAATGATATTTTTGATGATACAAGTGGTGATGCTGGAATATATAGAAAGGCTTTAGATTTTGAAATTAGACAAATTAATCCGACAAGTTAAAAGAAAATAATATGAAAATAAAATTAAGTAAAAATTGGAGATATGCTGGTCAAGTAATAATGGCTGGAACTGAAATGGAAATAAAGAATGAAGAAACTATTGCTTTTTTAAAAGATAATGGTTACTTAAAAGAAAAAAAAGAAAAAAAGGCAAAACAAAAAGTTGCCGAAGAAAATAATTAATTAATATAAAAAAGAAAAAAAATGGCTATTTTAAATGGAACTGAATTAAAAGTTTATAGCTCTGGAACAACTAATCTTGTTGCATTTGCTCAAAACTGTACGTTGAATGTTAATCATTCACCAAGAGAAATTACAAACAAAGAAAGTGCTGGATTTAAAGAAATCTTAGAAGGATTAAGAGATTTCTCAATTGATGTTGATGGTGCTTATGCATGGACAAATGCAGCTGGAGCTGCTTTAACAAATGGTGCTGATGATGTTTTACAAACAAATATATTGGCTAATAGATTGCCAGTAGATTTTATATTTGGTGATACTGCATCAACAAGTGATATAAGTTATGCTGGTAAAGGTTACATCACATCTATGTCAATGACTGGAGGAACAGAAGATACTGCAACTTATTCTCTTTCAATTGAGGGAACTGGGGCATTAACTCAGACTGTAAACTAAAAACTTAGGGGAGGAGCTTTGGTACTTTTGTTTAGTACCATTGCTCTGATCCTTACTAAACTAAACAAAAAATGAATTATACTTTTATAGAAATAAATAAAGAAAAACTACCAATTAAATTTGGTTTTAATGCATTGAGAAAATATTCATCTAAAACAAATACATCATTGCAAGATTTAGATAAACTTGGTGTGGACATGACATTAGATGATGCGTTGACTTTAATATATTGTGGCATTGAGGATGGACATAGAGCTGCAAAGCAAGATTGTGATTTAAGTGTTGATGATTTGGCTGATTTGATAGATGGTGATTTTGATAGTATTGGAAAAGCTATGGAAATATTGGCTGAACAAATGGGTGGTAATACTGGAAAAAAGCAGAAAGCCAAGAAGAAATAGAGGCTCTTACTTGGCAGAGATTAGAGAGAATTGCTTTTGGACAGTTAGGCATGGGCGTAAATGAGTTTTATAATTACTTACCTAAGCATTTTTGGAATAAGTTGGATGGCTTTTATGAGCTTGAGAATATAAGGGAAAGAAGTAAGTGGGAAAGAACAAGATGGCAAACTACTTTATTATTAAATATTCAAATGGCAAAAGGTAAAAAAATAAAGCCAACTGATTTGATTGAGTTTGAGTGGGATAAAAAGAATAAGAAAATAGATTACGAGAAATTGAAAGCAAAAGCTGAATATATTAAAAAAATGAGTGAGCATGGCAAATAAGAGTGTTGGTTTATTAACTATTGCATTTGGAGCTGATTTAAGAGGCTTTGATAAGGCAATGAAAAAAGCTCAAAGAAGTATCAAAAAATTTGGTACATCTATGCAAAGAACTGGTCAAACACTTACAACAAGTATTACAATACCAGTTATTGGTCTTGGAGCAGCTGCTGTTAAAATGGCAAGTGATTTTGAAGAAACAGATGCGAAATTTAAAACTGTTTTTAGTAGTATTCAAAGAGAAGCAGAAGCAACAGCAAAGGTTTTTAAAAGTTCTTTTGGGTTATCAAGTAAAGCTGCAAAACAAATGCTTGGTGATACTGGTGATTTATTAGTTGGATTTGGATTTACAGAAAAAGAGGCTCTAAACTTATCAAAACAAGTAAATGAATTAGCAGTTGATTTAGCATCATTTACAAACTTTTCTGGTGGAGCAGAAGGAGCATCATTAGCATTAACAAAAGCCTTGCTTGGTGAAAGAGAATCTATAAAATCATTAGGAATTGCAATTACTGAGGCTGATTTAAAATCATTTGCAGCAGATCAAGGAAAGGTATTTAAAGAATTAACAAGAGTAGAAAAAGCAACATTAACTTATCAATTAGCATTAAAGCAAAGTTCTAAAGCTGTTGGTGATTTTGCAAGAACATCTGGTGGTTTTGCAAATCAAACAAGAATATTAGCTGGAGATTTAAATGATTTAGGTGTTGAAATAGGAACAATGTTATTACCAGTTGCTCAAAAAATATTACAATGGGCTAAAGGTTTTGTGGCATCCTTAACAAATATGGATCCTGTATTAAAAACAAATATTGCAAATTTTGCATTGTTAGCAGCTGCAATTGGTCCATTATTGTCAATAAGTGGAAGTTTAATAAAAGTATTTGCAAGATTATTTAGTAGAAGTGGACTAATAGTAATGGGCTTAGCAGCTATTGTGGCTGGATTTGCCTTTGTAGTAGAAAATTACGAAGCATTTAAGGAAAGATTATCTGATTGGACTTGGTGGAGAAATGCTTTAGTTGAAGCTGCTGCTGATTTTGTTGATTTATTAGGTGGAAGAATGGGTGGAGCTTTTGGAATATCTGATAAAATAAGAGATTTAAAAGTAGATTCAAAAGAATATATACATGAATTTGGAAGTTTTGCAGATGCTATAAAAAATCAAGCAAAAGATTTAGCAGAAGCAATGGGCTTTTTATCAAATCCTTTTTCATTAGGTGGTGGGGGTGGTGGTGCAAATGGAAGAGGTGATGATGGAGGTATTCCTTTTTTAAGTGCTATAAATCCAGAGAAATTTATTGGACCATTAAATCAAGTTGGTGAAACAATATCTGAACTAACACAAAAACAAAAAGAGTTTAATGCTGCAATGTCTATGTTTGAAAACATCATGACAAGTGCTTTAACAAGTGCTGCTTATAGCACAGAGGGATTTTTTAAATCTTTTATACAAAACTTAAAAATAGCTATTAAACAACTATTAGTTCAATTGGCTGTTATAATGGCAATCAAACTTTTATTAGGTGATGCAACAACTGTTAAGGCTGCATTTGAATTAGCAAAAGGAAAAGTTTTAGGATTAGCAACTGGTGGTTTGGTTACTGGTCCAACAATGGCTTTGGTTGGTGAAGGAGCTGGAACAACAGCATCAAATCCAGAAGTAGTTGCTCCATTAGATAAATTGAAAGGAATGATAAATGGTGGAGGAAGTCAGCAAGTTGAGGTTTATGGTAGAATAAGTGGAAACGATATTTTTATAAGTAATCAGAGAGGAAGTTTAAACAGACAAAGATCAGTTTAAAATATGGCATTCGGAAAAAAGTATTTTTCATCATATAAAAGTAATAACAACTTAGATTATTATTTAGAGCTGTGGGTAGAGAATTTTGATTCATCTGCTACTGAAATTTCTGTTGGAGCTGGAGGACCAGTTATATCTTATGAAACAGACCAAGAGGATAGATTCTCACCAATTTTAAGCTC